ATTGAGCATCAAACAATCATCTGTCTTACCAAGAATGATAAGGTTGTTGATGTCAATAAAGATTGTCATATTCTTGATTTGGTGATGAGCAACAAACAACAATGCTTCCCATGTTGAACCTTCATACAGTTCACCTTCTGAAATAACAACGTGAACGTGACTGTTTGGATTAGCAATTGCCATACCAGCACCGACACCAATGCCATGACCAAGTGAGCCTGATGTCATGTCGATACCAGGTATAGAAATGTTACCAAACACACGAAGACATGTTGGTTTACCTTTACCCCAATTATCCCAATCTTCTTGAGGAATAATATTGAAGTCACGCAGAATAGGATACAATGCTACTGTCGCATGACCCTTGCTGATAATAACTTTATCTTCAAAGCCAACATACCCACCATGATACAATGTGGTAACAATCTCTAGCATTGAGAAAGTAGAACCAGGATGTCCTTGTTTTACTTCAACAAACTTTTCAAATAATTCTTTACGATATAAGTTTGCTTTTCTTTGCAAATCCATAATCAATCTCCAAGTATTTTTCGTTTCAATTTTATTTTTGACATCTCTGTAAGGTTGTGTCTTGAATCAGCACCAAACTTTGTTTCAACAAGATTCAAGAATGGCTCATGTGAAAAGTATTTGTGCCATGCTTCATCACGGAACTTCAACACTTCTGCACCAGTCAATGTCTTTGTGCGTAATGGTTTGCAATCATAAGATAAGAATGCAAACTCTTCAAACTTCTCTGGTAAATCCCAACCATTGTTCTTGGCGTACATATACAATGGACTGCCCGGCAATGCCATTGCAGCGTAGAAGTTAGCATGTTCAGTGTTCAATTCCAGTGACAAGTCAAGAGTCTCTTGCATTGTTTCCATTGTATCTTCTGGAAAACCAAACATGTAGTTGCCAAGAATGTTAATGTCTGCTGCTTTAACATCAGCAACAACACGACGAATATCTACATCTTCAAACTTACCTTTTTCAATCTCAAGTCTTACATTTTGATTTGCTGCTTCAATACCAAGACATAACCAATTCACACCTGCTTCTTTGAACAATTCTAATTGATCCTTGCGTACAGAGTCAACACGTGCGTAAGCCCAAAAATTAAAGTCCATACCACGTTGTTTGATACCTTCAAGAATTGGTATATAATACTTTCTGTTTAAAAAGAACATCTCATCAGTAAGTCGGACAGTACGAACACCATTCTCATACAAATATTCAAACTCTTTGAGCATCAATTCAGGTGACCAGAAACGCATACCACGTGAGTCAGATGAAACTGTGCCTTGTTCATATGATGTACGATTCACAATATTAATCATACAGAAGTTACAACCAAATGAACAACCTAGTGAAGTAGAGATAGCAGCAAACGGTGTGCGACCATCATCTTTGAAATAGTTGTGCCAATAATGGGCACGATACTTATCTAGTAATTTTCTTTTCTTTGGTAACAAATCCCATGCGTAGCCGGGCATCACACGGTCCATATCTTTTGTTTGTACAATCTCACCCGGCGCACCTGTAGCAGCAAAGCCTTGTTTCTTATAAACAAGACCACGAACTTTATCTAAATTGTCTTTGTAGTTTGTCTGAAGTAAGTCTAGAAGACCGTATACACCTTCATTGATAAAAACAAAATCAACGTATGGTAAACCAATCACATCATATGGTAACGCTGATGCGTGTGAACCAATGAAGACTGTTTTGATTGATGGGTGTGAGAGTTTAAGTTGTGTTGCTAGTCTAGATGCACCAATCATCATTGTGGTGCCTGAATTTGGATTTTGTCCGTAGAGAACAAATACTGCTATGTCTGCGCCAGTGTCAGCAATTTTATGTGCAGCAAACTCTATGTCTCTTGCTGGGTCAGCATCAAAGTCTAGAATACATGGGTCATGACCTTCGACACGAACAGCATTTGCTAATAGTAATGCCCATGTTGGTGGCTCAATAGCCGAATACTTATTAGCAAGTTCTTGATATGCTTGTGAAGCACTGCTTGGTATAACAAATGTCACCACTTTTGACATAACGAAAATTCCTATTAATGTAGTTTCTTGTTTTTTGCCTCATGTATACTTTGAAGCACTTCATCCATAATTTGTTGTTCTATATTTTGTTCTTCTTCACCTTCTTGCTCTTCTAGAAGATTGTTTATCATCTTATCTGAATCAGCCATTTCTTCAATTGTACGTTCAACAAGTTTGTCATAATATCGTATCATTGATTCTTTGGGTTCAACAACAGTCACAATGTCTGAATAATAAATCATTGCAGAGTTTTCTTTTATCAATTCAACTGGCAACCAAGGCATCATCATCATAACTGTTTGACCAGTAGGCAAACGGCGAAACACAATACGCATGGGATCATTCAATTGTATTTGATCTGAGTTATCATCCTCAAACATAGAAGCCATGATATCTTCACCAGATTGCATTCTTATTAGCTTTACGTTATGCATTCTTGACCTCTATATTGTAAAACTTGTATTTGAATTTTTCTTCATCGTATATTCTAACACGTTCTTGTAGATGTTGCAACGTGTAATTAACATGTTTACCTATACGAAAATCATCTGCTATGTCATATAGGACAGCCTCAGTTTTGTTGTCACCTATTCTAAGACCTCTGCCGATTGACTGTAGATTTCTTACCCTTGATTTAGACGGTGAAGCAAAAACAACATTATGAAGATTACGAATATTGATGCCCGTACTGAATGTACCGTATGATGCGACAATAATAGCATCATTTTGTTTTTCTGTAATGGCACGAACTTGCTCACGAACTTCAACATCTGTGCCACCATACACAAAGAAAACATGTCTATTGCCTGCTTTCTCTTCAATCATTTTGTGAAGATGCTTGCCGTGTTTTTCTACCAAATTGAATAGTACAAGTGAGTTACCTTCAAGTGACAATGCAAGGTTGCGAATGAATTCATTTCTTGAAGCACTTCTAACTATGTAGTCTATTTCGGATTGATAGTCCCAACCTCTGGATAGTTTACACACTTCATCAGGATATTTCAATACCAAACACTTGATGCGGAAGTCTGCCAGTTGTTTGTTCTCAATCAGTTTAGCCGTAGTTGTAGATTGATACACAGGACCAAATAGTCCTTCTAATACTAACTTATGTGTTTGTGTACCATCAATTGTACCTGTGCAGCCAATACGGTACTTTGCATTCTTCAAACCAGTCATAATAGTTGTCAATGACTTGGCCTTGAATTGATGTGCTTCATCACCCAAAACAAAATCAAACTGTTCAAAGTATTCGGGAGGATTCTTGTAGATAGATTGCCAGGTGGTGATTGTCAGAAATCTATCCGTATGCTTATCTTTTCCTGAATACTGTCGATGGGCATAGTTTGCGGCATCGTAACCATAAGATTCAAAATCAGAATACATTTGCTCAACAAGAGAAGTTGTAGGAACAATTAGAAGTCCTTTCTTGTAACCTTTGTGTTGTAAATACCTTAGTATCAAGTATTGTATCAACGACTTACCTGAACCGGTCGGCGACAATAATAACATTCTTTTGTTTCTAACGGCAAATAAGAAGGCTTTGTATTGATACTCCCTTATACCTTCTGTTATAATGGTCTTGTCCAGATGAAGTTGCTCCAGAAACTCATTGGCCTCTATTGCTGAGAAACTTTCAGCGTTAGTTACAGCAGCATCAATCTCAAGTTTGTAACCTCTCTCTTCACAAAACTTCTCAATGTAAGGTACAAGTCCATGATAGATAGTGTATGTACGTAAGTCAGCAAGTCTTATGCGTCCATCCCATAAACGATTCTTGTACGCTGGCATAAACTGATAACCAGGTACAAAGAAAGTAAAGTAGTCTGCAAGTTCTTGTGCAATGTTTCTTTCACACTCAAACCTGATAAATGCTTCATTCTGTTTACGTAAAATTAAATCAAACACCTTGTATGAATTTTTCCCAATCAATAAAGGACCTTAACTCCCAAGTCCTATTGTTCAATTCTTTTAATATTGCCTGACAGACCTCAACAATTTCTTCATGCAATAACTTCTTTGCAAGGTACTTATTGATATCTTCATCTGCCTCTAAGTATGTATTGATTTCGGATTTGAGTGTGTATGGAAATGGTTGCCAACCACGCCTCTCAAGTTCTTCTTCATCAAGTCTACCAGTGTAGTATTCCCATTTTAGCTTTCGCCATTTGTTGTAGTTGAACTCTGCTTCTTTGGCCAATAACCGATGTGAAGAAAGAATGTTCAGATACTTTGAATGTAGTTTGGCAATATCAATCAGTGCCTTACCTGGTTCAGTGCGGTCAATGTTTGAATCCGCAGTCCACATTTGTAATACTTCGTCAAGTTTGCTCATATTATACCTCCTATTAGGAGTATATCACAATTAGAATAATTTTTCTACGTTATAATAGGTAAATCTGAATGTGGCGTCTGCTGTAATGATTGTGTCTGGTGTGTCGGTAGATGACATAACAAAACCAGAAAGTGATATTGGAAATAAATCTTTGAAGTTGAAACGATAATATGGCTTATTGGATGCAGATAGAATTGTTACTGCACCGTCAGAATACTGTGGTGTTTTTGTTGGCACTGCTGAAGCAAATTGATTTAGTTTGGCTAGATTCTGATATTCTTCATATTCTGTTGGGAATGTTACTGCACGAAGCCAATCATGTATTTCCAACCATGACAGTAGTTCAGCATCAACAATGAAAGTAACATTCAATACATCATAAATTGCTTTTTCACCTGGCGCATATAATTCAACAAATGGGTTTTGCACCGGTATTTCAGACGTTGAAAGACCAGGCAAAGAAATTGTTTGAGCAAAGTATTGCAGATTCGGTGTACGAGCCAAGTTCAGCGTAAACTTATTAGGCTGTAGGCTATTTGGATTTGTAGGGTTACGTGTGAGAACTGTCATATGTGTATTTATGTGATTTTTTTACATGACCATCCACGAACATGATTCCTAGACATATTGCCTTGATCTAGTCCATTTTCTATACAATACTTTCGGAGATTTACTATTTCAAATGTATTACCTTTGGGATCCGTAAGTTGCCATTTAGCAGATAATTTTTGTGATGCTTTTATTTTTTGAGACTCTGGTTGACTGAAATCTTTTTTCATCAAAGCAATTTTTCTATAGTGGTCAGAATCAAACTTTCCTTTTTTTATTTCACTCATTTTGGCAAGAGTTTCGGGAGAATGTTTTCTACCTAAATTGGCTTGTCTAATTTTCTCACCAAATCCTTCTGGCTTCTTTTTTCCTTTTTGTGCCATTGAAATCTGTCTTAGTATTTCATCTTTACCAATTTGACCAGATAGACCTAACCATGCCAACCTATCTTCATCACGACCATATTTTTCATACAGTAAACGGTGTGCTTCAGCGTGTTCTTCTATAGTCAATTCTACTATATTTGATGGTTCATCTGTACCACCCGCATGGCGTGGTATTATGTGATGTTTATGTTTTATCATACTTTTATTTATAATTCGCAAACTTTATGTGAAAGATTGTAAAAAAAGAAGCACCCGAAAGTGCTTCTTCAAACCCACTCTTAACGGTGGTTTTATCTATTACATCAGATTTTGGATTCTAAATCCTCTGTAGTAGTTGTTGCTCTGAGTGTTCAGAGTACCAAGACCTTGTGTGGTGCCTTCTGCGAATGGATTTGCTACCAGACCGTAACGAGTCTTGAAGCCAATCTTTGGTTGGAATGTACCAGTGTCAACTGCACGAACCATTTGCAGCGGTACGTATGGGCAGTAGAACATACCAGCATCGTATGCATTTGTGCCTTTGTAACCAACTACAGCAAACTCAGATGTTGAGCCTGTTGGGAAGTATGGATCGATGTAGACTTTGATACGACCGAAGATTGTACCAGCAAATGTGTTACCAGTGTCATCAACTGTCAGTGATACTTGACCAGCCAGTGCTGAGTTGTAGTCAAGAATACCAGCCATTGCCAGAGCAGATGCTACGTCTGAAGAACAGATAACGATGTTACCTTTACCACGACGAGTTGTCTTAGCAATTTGGTTTGCTTCACGCTCAATCTGGAATGCCAGACCTTTAATCTTTTCAACCATCCAACGACCGTTAGAATCTGTGTCAAGGTTAAATGCACCAGCAGTTGTTGTACCTGCTTGGCAACCTGGCTTAGCGATTCTGTAGATTGTACGGATAACTTCACGGTTGATTTCAGCAAGAATTTCAGCGGACAGAATGTTAGCCAGTTCTGTTTCAGCGTCAAGACCATGAACTGCTTTCAAGTCTTGTGCCAGTTCCATTGAGTATTCTGCTTTCAGCGCACGTGTACGTGCTGTTACAGTGACTTTCTCAATTGAGAATGCCATTTCTTGGAATGTGTTACCAGCAGCGCCATCACCCAGTGCTTCAGCAGAACCAGTTGTCATAGCGCCTGTTGGAGCAGCGTTACCAACGAACAGATAGTCAGTTGTGTTACCTGCGATGCTCATTGAAGAAGCAACGATTGCACCATTAGCACCTGAGAATGCTGTGTTTGCTTCGTTATAGAATGCTTCTGTACCAGTTTGACCAGCATAACGTGTACGCATTGCAAAGATCAGGCCTGTAGGACCTGTCATTGGCTGAACGCCGCAAACGTCATAAGCAATCAGGTTTGGCAGTGAACGACGAACCAGACTGATCAGAATTGGATCAAAACCAGCAACAGGACCAGCAGCAGCAGCACCGCCACCGAAACCACCTGTACCAGCAAAGTTAGTTGGTGAACCTGTTTCTTGCAGAATACCAGATTCTTTAATCATTTCTTGAGCTTGGTTCTCAAGAATTACCGCTGTGACTGCTTTGCGGTATGGGTCAGCAATCTTAGGCATATCTGGATGATCCAGAACGCTTTCCCATTTGTTTTGTAGATTTTCAGACAAATACATTATTGTATCTCCTTTTGTTATTATTTAAAGTTTGATTTTTGAAATCGCTTGTGCAACTGAAGCAACGTATGGGTCAGCGGCAGTTTTCTTTTCGCTACCATCGTCTTCTACTTCTTCATGAAGTTGTGCAGCATCGGCTTTCTTAACGCCAGATGGGAAGTAATTCTCACGAATTGTCTCAAGTTTTTCTTTATATTCTTCCTCTGTGGAAAAATCTACACTCTCTGCAAGTGATTTAATTTTTTCTACTTGAGTTGCTGTGAGACCTTCACAAACTTCATTTACCAGTTGTACTTTGATTGCTTCAGTAAGTTGTTTTTTGTACTGAATATTTGCTTCAATTTCTTCATTCAGTTTAACTTCCAGTTCTTCAACTTTAGATGCAAGTTCATCTACCAGTTCGACTTTATCTTCTGGAACGTTAATGTAGTTTTCAGCAAACAGATTACGCAGACCAGCAATAAAGTCTTCTGTGATTTCTGAACGCAGACCGCTTTCAATAGCGATTTCGTTTTCATCTATCCACTGCTCTACTACGTAGTTTAGGTAATCATCTACCTTTTCTGTAAGTTCTGCTTTGATTTCTTCAACAGCCTCAGCCAACATGCCAGCATATTCTGCTTCCATTTGTTCTTGAATCTGTGCTACACGGTCAAATACACGTGCTTCAAAGATTGTAGCAGCCTTTGTTTTGAAGTCTGAAGAAATTGATGCATCATCAGCAAACAATGAAGCAACATCTTCTTTCATCTGTGCTTTCATTTCTTCAATTGCTGATTCGTCATCGAAGAGTTCCAATTCACCTTCTTCTTCTGTTTCTTCAGGCATCATTGCTGTACCTGTGCCCGCTTTCATGTTCTTGTCGCCAAGTTGAACATCGCTTGATGCTGCGGAAGGTTTTGTCTTGATAGAAGCCTGGTTTGTTCCAGATGTATCTTTGCCCTTCATGTTCAATTTGTTAGAATCGTCAGTAGGCTTGTTATTGTGATATGTAGGACCACCCAAGTCTTCTGGTGTTCCAGGATTACCTGGAGTAACAGAGGCTAACTTAGGCATTGGCATACCAGGAGCAGATGACTTGCTAGATGCAAGAATTTCTGCTGCTGCTTCCATGAGTTTGTTTGTTGCCATTGAATATCTCCTTATGATTTCTTATTTATAAAATTTAAAGTTTTCGTAGGAAGTTTTCGAAAAGTTGTAATCCAACTGTTTCAATATCTCTGCGTGATGCTTTGCGAATTTGCTGTTTAGCATAGTCAATGTGTGACTCTACAAATTTACCCTCTACGAACATCCATTCTTTGTTTTCCATGATACCTTGAACGAAAGCACCAGGAGCAGAAGGGTCAGCAACGATATCAGCAGCAGTTGCAAGACGCAGGTCATCTTGTACTAGATTATAACCTTCTTTTGTCATTACGACAGAACCTAAAGCACGTGAAGAAACACCAAGATTAACACCAGATTCAATAAGATTCTTAGCGATTAATCCATAAGGTGTTTCCATAATCAGTGCTTTACCCACAAATGTATTACCATTCTCTACCAAACTTGTAATCTTGTGTGACACACGTTCTAGATTTAGTGAAGGTGTATCTGGATGTCCTAGTTCACCAAGCGCACGATTGGTGTTGATATATTCTTCTGTATATCGT